CTCGGGTACTGGAGTTTTTTGGGATGAAATATATGCCGATAATTTTAATAATTTATCTGATTTAAAATTAAAAGAAAATATTTACACTTCCGATTTAGGTTTGGATTTTATTAAACAATTAAGACCGGTAAAATATAATTTCATATCAAGTACTAAAAAAAGACCGAGATATGGATTTATTGCACAAGAGGTATTAACTGCTTTAGAATCGCTTGGAAAAACATCTGATGATTTTAAAGGATTGAATACGGGTTCTTCTTTTATCAAATCATTAGAAAGAGAATATAAAAGACCTATTGAAGAAATTATAGCAAGTGGTTCTATAACAGGTTCTGATGGTACTCTTTACAATCAACAATGGTATGATGAAGAACAACAAAATGCTGGATGGTCTGTTACATACAATGAATTTATATCACCTATGGTAAAAGCAATACAAGAACTTTCACAAAAAGTTTCTAGTTTAGAAGCATTTATAAGTGGTTCTTTATAAATTTAAAATATATTTAAAATAAAAACATATGGAGTTACAAACTGAAAAATTAGAAGAATATCAACTAATTAACTTAAAAAACCTTTCAACCAAAAAAACCGAACTTATATATAATATAGGGGAGTTGTATTTAGAATTATCAGAGCTTAAAAAAATCATATTGGGAGCGGAAACTGAATATAAGCAAGTTTCCGTTGAATTGGATACTTTATTAAATGATTTGAATCAAAAATATCCAAATGGAGAAATAGACCTGAATGAAGGTAGTGTAACGTTTCAAAAATAATTTGGAAATTCCAAAAAAAAATCGTATATTTGTAAATAAGTTATGAAAAATAGAAAAAAGTTACTTTATGTATGTCCACACCTTTCAACAGGCGGACAACCACAATATACATATAAGCAAGTAAAGCATTTTTTAAATGATTTTAATATTGAAGTTGTTGAAATAAACAATAGTGGTGGTGATGCGTTTGTAGTTCAAAAAAATAGAATTAAATCTTTAGCTATTGTACATACTTTAGGTGAGGATAAATCTAAAATACTTGATATAATTAAAGACTACAAACCTGATATAATTCATTTTCAAGAAATCCCACAATTTGATTTATCAAATGAAATATTAGATAAAATATTTGATAACAAAAGAAAATATTTTATCGTAGCAACAACACATGGTTCATTTACAAATCCATTAGATATTACACATCATCCAGATAGATATGTTTTGGTATCTGAGTGGAGTAAACAAAAATTTGATGATGCTAATTTAGGAGTTGAAACTCAACTTTGGGAATATCCCATTGAAGAATATAATTTTGATAAAGAAGAAGCGCAAAAAAAATTAGGATTTGACCCAACTTGGAAGCATATTTTAAATGTTGGATTATTTTCACCGGGCAAAAATCAAAAAGAAATATTTTCAGTAGCAAGGCAATTGGAAAAATATAAAATTAAATTTCATTTTGTTGGAAACCAAGCTATGAACTTTGAAAATTACTGGTTGCCACTAATGAAACATAAACCTGATAATTGTGTTATATGGGGAGAGCGAAATGATGTTGATACATTTTATGCAGCATCTGATTTGTTTTATTTTTCATCAATATTAGAGTTAAATCCATTATCGGTAAAGGAAGCTCTTTCTTACAAGCTCCCATGCTTATTTAGAAGATTGCATACTTTTTTGGATACATATGATAACAATAATTTAGTAACATATATTGATGATGATACTAAAAAAACAAAACAATTATTACTTCAAAAATTAAAACCTGAATTTTACGAAATACCTGGTTGGTTTTCATATGAAAATTTATATGATAGAATGGTAGAAACTGCACCTTTTAATTCTACATTTGTTGAGGTTGGTTCTTGGTTTGGAAAATCTACAAATTATTTAGCAAAAAAAATTAGAGATTCTAAAAAGAATATTTCATTTACAACAATAGATACATTTAAAGGAACTGGAGATGAAGAATTACACATAGATATTGTAGGGTCTTTCAATGGAGATATATTTTATGAATTCGTTGATAACACATTTATTTCAAATAATTATGAAGCGTTTAATACTATAAAAGATACATCAGAAAATGCTTCTAAACTATTTCAAAATAATTCTATTGATTATATAATGATTGATGGTGGGCATAGTAGAGATTTTGTATTAGGTGAGTTAGATAGATGGTATCATAAAGTAAAACCTGGTGGAATTATTAGTGGAGATGATTTTGGAGTTTTTAGTGGAGTAACAGATGCAGCTAATCACTTTTTTTATGGACAGATTCAAAAAGATTTTTTATCTTTTGTTCGTAAAAAACCACGTATTCAAATAAAACATATGTTGACAAGACCGGATGATATGCGTGAAAGAGTATCTATTCAATCTTTAAAACAATTACGTCAATATGGAATTGATTATCAACCAATTGTTAATAAGGTTTATGAAGGGTTACCGCCGGCAGAACATTGTAGAAGACCTGAGCATTTAAGTAAAGATAATAAACCTGGTGAATTATATCCTGGTGCTGGTTTGGGTTGGATAACTGGTAGACATTATGGTTGTTATTTAGCACATAGAAACGCTATAGAAACAATAGATGATACGAATTACGATTATACTTTAATATTTGAAGCCGATGCATTTATTTACACAGGGTTAGAAGAATTTGTAAACATAGTTCATAAAGCCTGTTTTATTTCAGAAAGAGATGATGTATATTTTATAGGATTGGCAGATAACCCATCACGAGAAAAATATAGAATTGATGATTTGTTTACAAAAACAGGACACAATCAAGACCTTGCACACGCTTATTTAATTCCAAATAGAAACAAAAGCTGGTGGATGGATAGAATAAAAGATTGTGAATGGGATGTGGGCGACCTTTGGTTTAATCATATATTTTATCACCATCCAAAACCTAGATATACTACTAATAAAATGTACTCCAAACAAGCAGAAGGATATTCTTTATTGGATGAAACTATAAAAACTTGGGATTAATGATTTACGATAATTTAAAAAAGAATCACAATAATATTGTTGAAATAAAAAACAAAGTATTAATTCATTTTGTTAAAGGACCTTTTGTTGAAATAAAAGGACCAAAAAAAGCAAAATATAAAATTAATTTTATTGATAATAATTCTGATAAAATTGTATTTTCTTCTGAAATAGAAAACAATATGTGGTCTAGATGTAGTATAGAATATTTTATTGATTGGCGTATAGAAATATATGAAAACGATAATCATTTCCATACACATTATTTTAATGCAGAAGAAAAAAGAGTTTATATAGCATTAGATTCAAAAGCTCTTGGGGATTCTTTAGCTTGGTTTGCTTATGTAGAGGAATTCAGAAAAAAACATAAATGTAAAGTTGTTGTTTCAACTTTTATGAATGATATGTTTGAAAATGGGTATCCACATATTGAATTCGTACAGCCGGGTACAAATGTTGAAAATTTATACGCTATGTATTGTGTTGGGTTATTTTATAATGAAGATAATTCACATAACATTTTTAAAAATCCAAATGACCCAAAAAGTTCAACTTTACAAAAAATGTGTTCTGATATATTAGGATTAGAATATGAAGAAATTAAACCTAAAATAAAAGAAAGATACATAACAAAAGATTATAATTTAAAACAAGTTTGTATTGGTATGTTTGGTACTGCACAATCTAAGTTTTGGAATAATCCAACAGGTTGGCAAGAAGTTGTTGATTGGTTAAACGAAAGAGGGTATGTTGTTAGAATTATATCCAAAGAAGGTGATGATTATATGGGAAATAAAATTCCAAATGGAGTTATCAAACACCCCGATGGTCCAATTGAATTAGTTATGGATGAATTATTAAAATCAAAAGCATTTATTGGAATTGGTAGTGGGTTAAGTTGGTTAAGTTGGGCATTAGATGTACCTACAGTCTTAATTAGTGGTTTTTCTTATAAATGGGCAGAAATGAAAGATTGTGTTAGAATAGGTTCTCCGGAAGGGAAATGTGAAGGATGTTTCAATAGAATACGTTTAGATGCTGGTGATTGGAATTGGTGCCCAGACCACAAAGGTACTGAAAGACAATTTGAATGTACTAAATTAATTACATCTGATATGGTAATTAAAGAATTAGAGAAATTCTTATAATGAAAAAAATTTGGATAAATGGAACTTTTGATGTTTTGCACATTGGCCACATCAGACTTATGTTACATGGTGCATCATTGGGCACCTTACGAATGGGGATTGATACGGATGAAAGAGTTCGTTCAAAAAAAGGAGTGGGAAGGCCGTTCAATACGTTGGCTGACCGTATGGAGTTTCTATCCGCTATCAATGGTGTTGACTCTGTGGTCTCTTTTGATTCTGATGATGAATTAATCGAAAGAATAAAAGAATGGGGACCTGATATTATGGTAATTGGAAACGATTATAGTTATGAACAAATAATAGGCGCAGAATTTGTACCAAAAATTGAATATTTCAACAAAATACCAGGCTTTAGTACATCTAAGATTTTAAAAAATAAAAAGTAATATACTTATATATACAAACAAAAAAACATAAATTATGTCATTAGATAACATTCCTACAAAAACAACAATTGAAATCGAAACAGTAAAACTTGATGAAGAAACTTTAAATTCAGTTAAAAACCTTAACACTATGTTGGGTAATTATGTAACTGATTTTGGAAATCTTTATTTAAGAAGAAAAGATTTAATGGAAGAATCGAGAAAACTTGATGAAACTGTTATAAGAATTGAAGAAGAATTCAAACAAAAAAATGATGAATTCAAAAAAATGATGGATGATTTGGATGATAGGTATCCTGGAGGACGTTTGAACCTTATGGAAGGAACTATCCAATATCAACCTGGAACTCTTTCAAGAAAACAAATTGCAGAAATGCAAAAACAACAATTAGCTCCACAAGCACCATCTGAAGGTGAAGTAAAAATTGATGGAAATTAATAAATGTTAATCTTCAATATTTATATAGTATAATAACTATATGAACAGATTAGCACAATTTTTAATAGAAAGCATATTAGGTGAAGCGGCTCAGATAGACAAAACAATAGTTGTCTATTCGGGCCGCTTTCAACCTTTTCATAAGGGTCACTACGCAACGTATGACCATTTGGTTAAGAAGTTTGGAAGGGATAATGTTTATGTAGGAACTTCCGATGTAACCGATTCAAAGAAATCTCCATTCGGGTTTAAGGAAAAGAAAGTAATAATGACAAAGATGTTTGGTATTCCATCAAACAAAATAGTCAGTATTAAAAACCCATACGCTCCACAAGAAATACTCAATAAATTTGATTCAGATACTACTGCATTTATAACAGCAGTTGGTGAAAAAGATTCTTCACGTCTAAGTGGTAAATACTTCAAACCATATAAAGGTAAAGTAGATACTGGATATTTGGATAGGGGGTACGTTTATATAGCACCTGCTCAATCAAATCCTATAAGTGGAACTGATGTTCGTTATTGGTTAAGTGCTGGTAGTGAAGCGGATAGAAAGAAAGGTTTTATGAAAGCATATCCAAAGTTTGATGAGCAAATATTCAAAATGATTACTCTCAAACTTAAATCTCTTAAAGAATATATTAACGAAGAAATTAAATTAAATGTTAAGATTGGTGACCAAATCTTAATGGGTAAATTTAAAAACAAAAAAGTTTTTGTTAAATCTATCGGAAAAGATGAATGGGGAATGCCAACAATCAATGGTAAGAAAGCCGTAACATTTAGAATTCCTAAGAAAGATATTAAAGAAGGACTAGGTGGTGGTGCTGGTGTTGGATTATCTTTGACTGGTGGATATATTAATGGAGCACCAAATCCAAAAGATGTTAAGAAATTAAAATCTAAATTGGATAAAGATGGTAGTGAGGAATACACTAAAGTAAAAGAAGATAAAATACCAGGTGGAAAAGCCGAAGGTATGACACTATCGGATATAGCTAAACACCATAAAGTTAGTCAGCAGACTTTAAAGAACGAATTTATAAAAGGATATGCAGTAGAAAGAGAGCATACAACCGATGTAAATGTTGCAAAAGAAATAGCATTAGACCATTTATACGAAGACCCAAATTATTATAGTAAATTATCAAAGATTGAAACCCCACTAAGTGAAGGTTTACTTTTAGAAGGTGGAGCATATGGACATATGAATCACCCATTTGACATTCAGATGAATCTTACATTTGGTGACCTTAAAAATATTGTAACTAAAGCTCTTAATGGTGATTTGGAATTAGCAAGAGAAAAAACTGATGGACAGGCATTGGCAATTAGTTGGGTAAATGGTAGATTGGTTGCCGCAAGAAATAAATCTCATACAAAAAATAAAGGTGAAGGTGCAATGACTATAGGGCAGGTTGCAAAACAATTTGCTGGTAGAGGTGCTCTTACAGATGCTTATACATTTGCTATGAATGACCTTTCAAAAGCAATAGCAGGATTAACTGAACCACAACGTAAGAAGATATTTAAAGATGGTGCATGTTTTATGAATTTGGAAGTAATATATCCAAAGAATTCAAACGTAATACCATATGGACAAAACATTTTAGTATTTCACGGAACTTTTGAATATAATAAAGAAGGTGAAGTAATCGGAGAGAACCAACAGGCGGCATCTATCTTAGCTGGTATGATTAAGCAAGTTAATAAGCATGTACAAAATACATACACAATTCAGGGACCCCCAATACAATCATTACCAAAATCTCAAGAACTTTCTAAATTACAAGGAAAGTATATATCAATGGTTAATAAATTGCAAAACGAATTTAAACTTTCTGATTCAGCTGGAGTAGCAGATTACCATCAGGCTTGGTGGCAAAATTATGTTGAAAAGAATGCAAAAAAATTAGACATAAATTCAAAAATAGGGTTGGTTAAAAGATGGGCTTTTGGTGATAAATCAATGCGTATAAATCAAATACAAGACCAGAAGATAAAAGCATGGGCGGATAAAACTGATAAGCAAGACCAGCAAAAGATTATGAAAGAAAACATAATGAAGTTTGAACAAATCTTTTTAGGTGTTGGTGCTGATGTATTATCATTTATGGAATCTGTACTTACCGCCAATCCTTCGGATGCAACCAAACAATTAAGAAAAGAATTGGGAACTGCAATTAAGCAAATAAAAGCTTCTGGAAATCCACAACAAATTGATAAATTAAAAATTGAATTAAGCCGCTTAAATTCTTTAGGTGGATTTGATAAAATTGTTCCAAATGAGGGTATTGTTTTCGTTTATGGGGGAAATACCTATAAATTGACTGGAGCATTTGCACCATTAAATCAAATATTGGGTATCTTTAAGTACGGAAGATAATCGTTTTATTTAATTTTGATATACTTATATATACGAATATATCAAAACTAATATGGCAAAGGAATTTCAAAAAAAGTACATGCATCCAACCCGCCGAAAGTTGGTAAATATGGTTTTAACAGGCGGTGATTATGAAAAAAATACACAAATATCATTCGCCGGGGCAGATAAACAAAATGTAAAACGTGAGGTTGGTGAAAGATGGACTGATGAAAACGGAAAGTCTTGGGAGCAACATGCTGCTGGTAAAGTAGAAGTATCCGAATTGGGTGATATAATGGCTGAGACACGAGCTTACCTAGCTGCATTAAATAGTTGCAAGGGTGATGCTTGTAATACAATTAAATTAAGTAGAGCTGATAAAAAACTCATCTCAAAAACTGGATATTGTGCAACTTGTTTAGCAAAAAAAGAATTAACAATTAAATTAGATGGGTTGTGGGAAGCATATGAAGATTATAAAATATACAATAATATGATTTCGTATGGTAAAGATGTAGTATCACAATTTCAACAAGCGTACAATGATGCTAAGCAAGATTATGAAGTTGTGCAAGAAGATGGTACGCTTGAAAAGTGGAGTATGGAAAGAGATGTAAATGAATTAAAGGCAGAAATACTTGCTGATATTACACGATTTGAAGAAGAAATACAACAGGCAAAAAAACTAAGAAATGAGGCTTGGGAAAAACTTAAAGATAAAAATTACGATTTAGTTAAACCACCAATTGATTAATGGCTCAAAATTTAGGTATAACACAAAAGAAATCTTTAAAAGAGATTATTGCAGAAGAATACAAAAAGTGTGCTAGTGACCCTATACACTTTATGAAAAAATATTGTATGATTCAGCATCCGGTGAGAGGTAAAATACCTTTTCACCTTTTCCCATTTCAGGAAAAAACATTAACTCAATTTGCAAATAATCGTTTTAATATAGTATTGAAATCACGTCAAACTGGTATCTCAACGCTATCAGCTGGTTATGCACTTTGGAAAATGTTATTCAATTCGGATTTCAATGTATTGGTTATTGCAACAAAGCAAGATGTAGCAAAAAACTTAGTAACTAAAGTAAGGGTGATGCATGAATTACTTCCTTCTTGGTTGAAGGGTGGTTCTTTGGAAGATAATAAACTTTCCCTTCGTTTACACAATGGTTCTCAAATTAAGGCTATTGCTAGTTCTCCGGATGCAGGACGTTCCGAAGCCCTATCACTTCTTATATTTGATGAGGCTGCTTTTATTGATGATATTGATGAGATTTGGGTGGCAGCTCAATCTACCTTATCAACGGGTGGTAGTTGTATTGCACTTTCTACTCCTAATGGTGTGGGTAACTGGTTTCACAAAACTTGGTTAGGTGCAGAGGAAGGACAAAATCCATTCAATACAATTAGATTGCATTGGACAGTTCATCCTGAAAGAGGACAACAATGGAGAGATGAACAAGAAAAACTATTAGGACAAAAGAAAGCAGCTCAAGAATGTGATTGTGATTTCGTATCTTCTGGTGATACTGTTATTGATCCTGAACTATTGATGTTTTACAAAGAAACATTTTGCCAAGACCCAATTGAAAAGACTGGATTTGATGGAAACCTTTGGAGATGGGAATATCCAATGGCAAATGGTTCATATATGGTGATAGCCGATGTGGCGAGAGGAGATGGAAGTGACTATTCAGCCGCACATGTTATGGATATTACAACTTGTACACAAGTTGCTGAATATAAAGGAAAAATTGATACAAAAGACTTTGGAAACTTCTTAGTCAATCTCTCAACAGAATATAATGATGCATTATTAGTAATAGAAAATGCAAATATTGGATGGGCTTGTATTCAACAATGTATAGATAGACAATATAAAAACTTATTCTATATGAGTAAGGATTTAAAGTATGTAGATGTTGAACACCAAATGAGAAACAAATATAGAGCTGACGAAAAACAAATGGTTGCTGGATTCTCAACAACTTCTAAAACTAGACCTTTGATTGTATCTAAATTAGATGAATACTTTAGGGAAAAAGCAGTAACAGTTCGTTCAAATCGTTTGATAGATGAATTGTTTACTTTCATATTCATTAATGGTAGAGCAGAGGCTATGAAAAGTTATAATGATGATTTGGTGATGGCATTTTGTATTGGGTTGTGGGTAAGAGATACGGCACTTAGATTAAGACAAGAAGGAATAGACCTTACAAAAAGAACTTTGGGTGGTATTTCATCAAATCAACAATACGAAGGTGTTTATGGACCATCCGATAGGGATGATAACCCTTGGAAAATGAGAATTGGTGATAATTTTGAGGACTTAACACAGTGGTTGTAAATTATAGTGTTTTGATATTTTCCGATATTTATGGTATATGTCAAAATAAAAGGAGACTAAAATGATTAAATTAACAAATATCCTAAAAGAAGATGAATATGTAAATAAAGCATATTCTAAGGGAGACCAACCAGCCGATAACCCAATTGATGATTATGATGAATTGGATGTTGAGCAAGAAGATATGGATGATTTTATAAATTATCTTAAATCTTACTCACAATCGTTAGATGAAGCTAATTGTAATTGTGTTTACGAGGCAGAATATCAGGGTAGAGAAGTAAAGTTAGGTAAACCAATGCAAGGTGATGTTAAAAAGTTTAAAGTTTATGTTAAGAATCCTAAAACAGGTAAAGTAGTTAAGGTAAACTTTGGAGATAAAACAATGAGAATTAAGAAGTCTAATCCTGATAGAAGAAAATCCTTCAGAGCAAGACACAATTGTGATAATCCTGGTCCAAGAACAAAAGCAAGATATTGGTCTTGTAGAAAATGGTAAAATAAATTATGGCAGAACAATTCCAAGACGATAGGAGTTTCTTTGGGAGACTTAAAAAACTATTCTCAACTAATGCAATCGTAACCGTTGATAAAGAAGGTAAACGTAGAGTAGTTGACGTTGAAGATAGACAGCTGAATACAAACTTTGTAAACCTAAGAGATAGGTACACAAAACTTCAAAGGTCTTACTTCGAAACACATCAAGGTGCTCAATCAATGGCATATCACCAAGTTCGTAGAGAACTTTTTAGAGATTATGATGCTATGGATATGGACCCGATTATAGGTTCAGCATTAGACATATATGCAGATGAATCCACAACCAAGAATGAATATGGTGATGTTCTTCAAATTAAATCAACGAATGAGAACGTAAGAGAAATGCTTCACAATCTATTCTATGATATAATGAATGTGGAATTTAACTTATGGCCTTGGATTAGAAACTTAGTAAAATATGGTGATGCTTTCTTAGCATTAGAAATTATGCCTGGTAAAGGTATTATCAACGTAGCACCACACTCAACTTATAACGTAGAGAGATTAGAAGGTACTGACCCAAATAATCCTGATTATGTTAAGTATAAGGTGGAATTGGACAGATTTGGTAAAAAGGAATATGAGCAATACGAAATGGCTCACTTCAGAATGCTATCAGACACTAACTTTTTACCTTATGGCAAATCAATGGTTGAAGGTGCAAGAAGAATTTGGAAACAATTATCTCTTATGGAAGATGCGATGTTAATTCATCGTATTATGAGAGCACCTGAAAAGAGAGTATTCAAAATTGATATTGGTAACATTCCACCGCAAGAGGTAGATAACTATATGCAAAAGATTATTAACAAAATGAAGAAAACTCCATTTGTTGATAAAAATACTGGCGATTATAACTTAAAATACAATATCCAAAACCTTACTGAAGATTTTTTCCTACCTGTTCGTGGTAGTGATAGTGGTACAACTATTGATAATCTGCAAGGGTTAGAATATGCAGCAATTGAAGATATTGATTACTTAAAGAATAAATTATTTGCAGCTCTAAGAGTACCAAAGGCTTACTTATCTTATGATGAAAATGTTAATGGTAAAGCTACATTGGCTGCAGAAGATGTTCGTTTTGCAAGAACTATTGAAAGAATCCAACGTACAGTTGTTAGTGAATTGGCAAAAATTGCAGTAGTTCACTTAGCAGCAAATGGTATTGATGATTCAGAAATGACAAATTTTGAATTAACACTCACAAACGCTTCTACAATCTATGAGCAAGAAAAGGTTAATTTATGGTCTGAAAAAGTAAGATTAGCATCTGATGCAAAAGCACTTAATATGTTATCATCTGATTGGTCTTATCATAATATATTTGGGTTATCGCAAGATGAAATAGATATTGAAAGAGCAAAAGTAATCTTAGACCTAAAAGATAGATTCAGACATACATCAATAGAACAACAAGGACAAGACCCAGCAAACCCACCACAACAACAAAATGTGGAAGAAGAAATCAGTAAATTAAAAACTGAAATTGAATTAAATAGGGGAGTTGGTAGACCTAAAGAAGGAAACACTTATGGTAAAGATAAGCACCCATATGGTAGAGACCCATTGGGAGATAAGGAAAATCATAAGGAACGAAAGAGAGATGATAGAACATTAAACACAAACGCTAAAAAGCTTGCACGTGAATATATAAACGGAATTTCATCAAAAAAGAAGGTTTTAAACGAAAAATCCCAAAAATCGGGTATGTTAGATGAAAAAAACCTGTTAGATGAAACTAAAATTTAATAAAGAAAAATTTGTTTATATTTATATGTGTTAGTTTATAGGGTAGAATAAATATAGGGTAAGTAAATGAAAAAAATTAAACACTCAAAGTTTAAGAATACTGGAGTGTTATTTGAGCTTTTAGTAAGACAAATAACGCTTGAAATTCTTAATGGCGATAAATCTGAAAACGCAAAAAGAATTGTAGCAGAGTTCTTTGCTCCAAATACGGAATTAAACAAAGAATTACGTCTATATGACATATTGTTAAAGGAAAAATATAATTCCGAAACAAAAGCAGATAGATTGGTAGAAACAGTATGTGATGCACACGCTAAATTAAATCAATCGATACTTTCTAAAGAGAAATTTAACCTTATTAAAGAAATTTCAGCAAAATTTGAAATTGAACAATTCTTATCATCCCCTATTTCTAACTATAAAGTTCTAGCATCTATATATAAAGTATTTGAATCTAAGAGAGCAGATGTATATGATATTAAAGATATTTTTAATTCTAAGATTACCCTAATCGAAAACATTACATCAAAGCCCGCTCAACAAATCCAACCAGCTGAAGATAAAAAGTTGATTGAATCCTATAAACAACAAGACAAAGACCTTAGATTACTTACTTATAAGATTTTAGTAGAAACTTTCAACAAAAAATATACAAATTTAGATGATTCTCAAAAGAATTTGTTGAAAGAATATATAAACAATATCACTAATACTACGAAATTTAAAGATTACGTTGGACAAGAATTGCCAAATATTATTTCTGAATTAAATGGTATTAAATCAAAATTAAAAGATAAAGTTACGCAAATCAAACTATCAGAAACTATTTCCGTTTTAGAAAAAATGAAAATTGGAAAGACTGTATCTGATTCTCAAGTTTCATCAATTATGCTTTCTTATGAGCTAATTAAGGAACTTAAATCTAAAGTAAAATAATGGAAGCAAGATTAAAAGAGGCTATTCGTAAATACGTTAGAGAAAGAAACATTCAAAAAACTTTGGATGAAATGTCAGTAACAGGTAATGTGGCTGGATATAATACCCCAGCGGCATTTTCAAAGCCTGGTCAAACTGCAAAGAAAAATAAAAGATTAGCTGCAATTGCAGGTGGTACTGTTGTTGATGATTTGGAAGAAGGTTTGACAAGTAGTGCTGGTGCACCATTTTCAAAACCATCTGAAGTTGCTGGTAAAAACGCAAAATTAGCTAAATTATCCGGAGCTACTATTGTTGGTGAAGGTGAAAAAGATTGGGCATTAGGTGATGTGCCGGCTAGTAAAGATGAAGCACTTCCAATGAAACCAACAGCTGCAAAAGAAGTTGATAAAGCTAAAGTTGCAGATATTAGCGGTATGATTGTTGCGGAAAATAGATGGTTAGAATTAAAAAGAGAAGAATCTTCACCAAAATCAAAAGTTGGTAGAGGTGTTTCTAATATACACAAACAACTTTCTGAAATAGAGAAGTTTGTTAATTGGTATTCTAAAATTAAGACTGAAAATGGACTTAAGAAAGAAGATTACTGGAAAAGAACAAACGCATCTCTTTATAAAATCAGAGAAAGGTTAATGGGAATAACTGAAAAATTAAGAACTTTATAATATGCCAGCACAATCTAAAGCACAACAACGATTTATGGGTATGGTACATGCAGTACAAAAAGGAGACATGGAAGCACCATCTAAAGAAGTTGAAAAAGCAGCAGACTCAATGAGTAAAAAATCTGCTAAAGATTTTGCTTCAACATCACATAAAGGATTACCTAATAAAAAAGAAAATATGAAAATCTCAAAAAGTAGATTAAAAGAAATAGTTAAAGAAGTTTTAAAGGAAGAATCTGAATATCAAGCTTTCTTTAAAAAAGCATTAGAAAAAGCTGGCAAATCTATCACCTCAATGAGTGATGATGAGAAAAAAGCATTCTTCAACAAAATTGATACAGCTTGGAATTCAAAAGGAGAAAAAAAGTAATATGAAAGCACTTTTAATAGAAACACATTTATTTGAAGGTAAAGTAAAAGAAGATGAGGGGGGTAGAACCTTAGTAAAAGGTGTCTTACAAAGAGCTGGTGCGGAAAATCAAAATGGCAGAATATATCCGAAACCAATCTTAGAAAGAGAAGCTAAGAAATATTTAACATTTATTAAAGAGCGTAGAGCTTTAGGTGAATTAGACCATCCAGATTCAACTGTTATCAATTTAAAAAATGTTTCTCACAATATCAAAGAAATTTGGTGGGAAGGTGATGACTTATGTGGAACGGTTGAGATTCTATCAACACCATCCGGTAACATTCTTAAAGAGTTACTAAAAGCTGGTATTCTATTGGGTATTTCATCAAGAGGAATGGGTTCAACTAGACCTATGAGTGGAAACAAAGTAGAAGTACAAGAAGATTTTGAATTGATTGGTTGGGATTTTGTATCCAATCCATCTACACATGGTGCATTTATGGTCCCAATGAATGAGTCCGTAAATCCACTAAAACAAATTGGTACTGATGTGTGTGGTGAATACTGCAAGGCACAGGATTTAATGAGAGAAATAATAACTGAAATAGCATAAAATGAGCAAGAATTTTGATATATACAGCTACGTTCACAACAACAAATTCAAATTGAAAGTTGAAGAACCAAAGCACGTAACTAAAGTAGCTAAAGGATACAACGATATTCGTAAAACTGCTTTAACTGAAGTAAAGATTAAGGATGGTAAATTTTCTATTAAAGAGAATTTGGAATCACCTGATAGAAAACTTTCTTTAGAAGTAAAAAAGCACTTCTTAGAAATTATCTCTACTTACAATACTTTCCAAGACCAAATGAAACGTAACTCAGATATGACTGAAGTTTCTGAAACATTGGGTGCTATTGTAGAGGCTGCAAAAGAATTATCATTAAGAGAAGCTAACGATTGGTTCGATGCTCAAACTGTAAAAAGAAATATGAGTGAGTTGGATAAATTGGGTAAGCAATTTGATAAATTCTCAGTAGAAGCAAAAGCAATGGATGAAAGATTACATGCTTTATATGAAGATATGGGTCACATCCTAAATCGTTACTATGAAATCTCTGACATCCCAACTGATGTAATGAGAGAAAGACTTGCAATGAAAAAGAAATAAGAATGATTCGTTTAACTGATTTAGCTGGAAATGGTTCTTTCACTATGGGTGGTAAGAAATTTGAATATGGAAAGGTTTATTCTAATCCATTTGCATCTGCATTTAAACCTGTAAATGAAGGGGAAGAATCAGAAGACCACGAAGTTTCTATGGCACAAAATCAGTTAGGTTCTATTATCAAACATGCAACTGAATTAAAACAAAAAATGGGTGAAGAAGAAAAGCAAATTCCTGCTTGGATTCAAGACCACATCACTAATTCTGAAAACTATATTTCTCAAGCTGCTTCTAATTACCACGAATATGGTGATTCAAATGAAAGTGTAGTAACTGAAGCAAGTGATATGGATTTAGTTAAAAATATGGAAAAAACCATTAAAGATTTAATGGCTAGATTGAATGTAACAAAAGATTCAAAACAAAGAGAAGCAATTAAAAAAGGTATTGCGGTTAATATGGGTATTCTTAATTTTTGGAAAGGTAGAATGGTGGGTGATAAAATAAGAGAAGTAAATGAAGCATCACCTTGTTGGAAAGGATATAAGCAAGTTGGAATGAAAAACAAAAATGGTAAAGAAGTTCCAAATTGTGTACCCGAATCGGTAATGAGCGAAGCAAGAAGTGTAGGAGCTATACAAAAAGATTTTACAAAAGTAATTGCAGCAATTGCATCTGAATTAGAAAAATACAAATCAGTAAAAGGTACACCAAAAGCAAAACAATACGTTGTTAATCTTAAAAAACTTAACGCAGCAAAAGAAAAATTAGAATCAGAAATGGACTATGTAGTTAGTAACATTTACGCTGATGCTGAATTAGAAGAAGGCTGTGGTTGTAAATAATTTCTAAAAATTTCTTTAGAAAATTACGTTTTCATTAAATTTTATATATTTATTCTTACAATAACGCATTTCTATATGCGTTTTTTATTGGTAAATGAATACTCTCGTTTTATGAGTAGTGACCAAAACGCCAATCAAACAATTCTATTTAAGCTTCAATTCTAATAGCTTAAGAAATCCTAATAATAAGGAAAATAATGGCAAGTTCAAAACTTTTGAAAGAAGCTATCGCTGATGCTAAAGCTGTGCGTGAAACTGCTATTGCTAATGCTAAAATCGCTCTAGAAGAAGCATTTACTCCAAGATTACAATCTATCCTTTCTAAGAAACTTCAGGCAGAAATGGCTGATGAAGAAGAAGTGGAAGATAAAGTTGAAGAGAATAATGATGTATCTAGCGAAATTGGTGGTGGTGATAACAAACAACCAGCAGCAAAAGCTAACGATGCTGACACCGAACTTAGTGGAATCGCTAAGCAATCAGGTGAAGTTGGCTCTGAAGTTGAAGACTACGATAAGGTAAAAGGCCTTAACGAAGAAGAGTCTGATGACGAAGAAAAAGCTGACATGAAAGAAGCTGAAGGTGAAGATGAAAAAGAAGAAGAACCAATAAAAGAAGAAGATGAAATGGATATGGATGACATGTCTGATGATTCTGATGAAGATGAATTGGATCTTGAAGCTATCATCAAAGAACTAGAAGCACAAATCGCTGAAGAAGAAGGCGAAGAAGAAATGGCACATGAAGATGAGCCAGTAGCAGCAGAAGGTGAAGAAGCACCGGTTGAAGAACCAGTAGCAGCTGAACCAGTAGCTGAACCTGCAGTTGAAGCTGAAGAAGTTCCAACTGAAGAACCAGCTCACGATGATGAGGAAATCGACTTAGATGAAATCTTACGTGAAATGGGATATGGTGATGACGAAGAAGAAGTTAAAGAAGCTGAAGAACCAGCTCATGACGAAGAAAAAGAGAAAATGGCTGAAGAATTAAAAGAAGCTTATTCTACTATCAAATCTTTGAAAGGCACTATCAACGAAGTAAATTTGTTAAATGCAAAATTACTTTACGCAAACAAATTGTTCCGTTCTTACAATTTAACTAACGAACAAAAAGTTAAAGTTGTTGAGAATTTGGACAGAACTTCTTCTGTAAGAGAAGTTAAATTGGTTTACGCAACTTTAGCAGAAAGCATGAAGTTTACTGGTACTGAAAGAAAAGTA